AACACCAATGTTTTTTCTATCTTCTCCAAAACCTTGTTGTCCCCATTGTCCAACATGAAGATAAGCAAAATCTTCTTTGATAAGTTTATCCAAGTCATTATATAAACCCTTCTCCAACTCATGTTTTTGTTTTGGGCAATATGCATCCGTATCTACACCTTCAAACAAAACTGAAATAGGTTTTTCATTTTTTATTTCACCCACTTTTTGTTTTTGTCCGTTAGGAGCATCTTGCATCTTATCAAATGTACATCTGTTAAATGTGTCTGCTGTAAACTTAGATGGAACTATATTAAGGTTCATCTTGTTCATACCATCTAAAAATTGAGGAGATACAACATCAGTTTCTACACCAGCAGTTATACCGATATTAACTTTACCACCTTGAATAAACTCATTAGGTATTCTAATATCGATAACAACATCAGGTTGACTTGTTATTTTATCTTGTGTTGTAAAACTACTTAACAACTTCTGATGTCTTTTGACTTCAGGTCGTAAGTGATTTCTAGGTGTTGAACCCCACTTAACATCTAAACATTTAATGTCTAAATCTTCTCTATCCATAATAGAATAATAGATTGAACGAGCATGGTCACCATACCCACTACGGGTATTAAAAGGTGCAATCATAACTACTGAACGTTTCATACTGCCTCCATAGTGTATTTTTCTTTTGGTTTCCAATTATCAAATGCCCCATCCATAGAACTAATAAACTCTTGTCCCATAGCTTTTGATGTCATTAGATTTTCTTTACAAAACTCAGTTCCCAATGAACCAAGTCTTTTTCTTTCTTCCCTACCTAAGTCGTATAGTTTCTTTAACTGAACAGCAGCATCTTCTGGCTGACATCTATCATCAAAAATATAAGGTGTCATAGGTGAACCTTGAAGTGAACGATTAGTTGGATAAACAGGAAATACCCACTCACCATGTTCAGTATAAGTTCCTTTATGATTAGAACCTAACTCGACATAATCTTCAGGTGTTAAAAACTCACCATCTTTCCTAAAACCACATTGGTCTTGTAGACCACCAGTAACATTAACAATGATTGGTGTTCCAACGGTAAGAGCTTCAGCACTACCTAATCCAAATCCCTCGTTACTAGCCAAGTTAATATAAACATCAGCAGAGTTAAATAGTAGATTCATGTCATTATCATTAAATGGTCGTCTATCTGTTTCATATGTAAAACAAACATCATATTCAGGACATAAGTGTTTATGAACTCTTGGTAAATCTGTTCCGTTATCATCAACTGGTGAACAATGAAATACCAACACACACTCTTCTCTTTGTTCAGGTGTTAAACCATCCATAAAGTATTTATATGCCAATAAAACATCACCAGGTTGTTTTCTTCTGATGTTTCTATTACTATAAAGTATCTTAAATTTCTTGTTAGCGATACCATGTTTAGAGTTAAAATCAATTAAAGAAACATTATCATCTTCTATCTTATTAAATCTTCTTTCTGATATACCATGAGGCACATAAGTTATTTGCCAATCTTCATAATCAGGTAATAATCTTTTATTGATTCCATACGTTTGTTTTGATATACCCATCAACAAATCAGAACTCTTGTAGTAGTTTGTATTGTATTGTGGATCTGGTAAGTCATCCCATATATTATAATAAAAGATAGGAATATCTCTACGGATTTCTGCTTCCATGTTATAAAACCAAATCCAAAATCTAGGATCAGTATAATGAAGTATAGCATCTGGTTTTTCTATAGCAATAACATCTCTTAATAAATCTTCATTACCATAACCATCAACTGGATATATTCTCAAGTAGCCATCTTTTATACCAAAATCTTTTTGGAGATGTTCTGACATGTCGATAACTTTTCCAGCTTCAGGATGTTTGATAGCTCCACCCATCTGAACCCAATCATATTCATTTAATGTCTCAAATACAATATCTTTAGATACCGTAGCTACGCCACTATGCATTCTCAAGTCATCAGACATTAGTAATATTTTCTTCTTAGCCATTTATAACCTCTTTATTTCTATTACCACTTTCAAAATATTTATTTAATACATTTAGTTTATCGTCATAATCAGCGATAATTGCTAATTCTTTTTCAATCGTATCCATAATATCAGGATGTTCTGCTAAACCAAAAGCATTTTCTAATAAATTTTCAATATTTATACGATGCTTTTCGATATGAGCCTTAAAATGTAATTTACTTGCATTTACCAAATCATCTCTCAAGTTAATCATTAGAACTGACTCCCACTTGTATGTAGTTTATCATAACTTTCTATGCTTTCTTGTATAACATTATCATGAACATATTGATGAACTGAGCGATTAACTAATTTTTGTAAATTCATTGATGAGTTGACCGTTCTAAGTTTAAAATCTTCATATAACGATTTAAGAATTTTTACCGATGTCAACTTTGTTAAAGTATCTTTTTTCATAACCTATTCCTCGTTGTCTATAACTAGTATATATAAATATATAGTTTAATTAATAACAAGGGTTTTTTTTCCAAACTTATTAGCATATTTAATCGTTGACATAGAGCCTTTAGACTCAACTCCTCTTGGAACAAAAGAAACAACATATTCTGAATAAGCAGCTATGATTTTGTTTCTAACATAATAGTTTTTTACGCTATATGGTTTACTATAATCTTTTTTATCTTTTGGGCAATATAAATTCCAATGTTCGTGTTGTGGTGGAAACTCTTGATATTGTAATCCTAGTTCTAAAGCATACTTTTTAGCGTAATAGTCAGCGCCTGTTTTACAACCACCACTAACTATGATTGTATCGGCACCCTTATCAGTTTTCAACTTATAGATAAATTCTTTTATCTTTCTTCGGTTTTCGTACTTACGACTACCTACTATTGCTACTCTTAAAGTACCTTTCCCCACTCACAATGCTCCGTTTTTACAAACTCACAGAACTTACAAGCACTACCAGGAGAAGCATTGTAATTTCTATCTGTTTTATGGTTTCCACTTTTATCATAGATAGCCTCACGAAATTCTGTAAAGGCTTTTATAGTTTTATTTACACTAACTTTACCATTGGCAGGCTCAAATCTCTGTAACCTACTGATAGGAAAGTCACTTTGTTTTGCTATCTTTCTTTTTAGTATCAAGAACTCCACAGATATTTTATCCAATGGAACATCAAACTTTTCTGAATAAAATTGTTTGTAAAGTAATAACTGAGCTTTCTTGTAAAAGTTCTTCTTATGATAATCTGTCCAACTTCTCGTAGAAGTTTTAAGGTCAATAATAGTTATCTTACCTGATATCTTATTTCGTATCACAACATCAAGAAAACTTTTTAACTCTACGTTCTCTTGTAGTTCTATAGTTATAGGCAACTCAATCCCAACTAACTCGTAGTTCTTTTTCATGAAATACTTACCACGATGTTTTCTGAAATGTTCAAGTATAGCCAAACCATCTTGATAAAACTCAACCATTTCATCTTGACTACAAGGTAAGGTTTCTTGACCTTCTTTTATGAGTTTAAACTCACCCATCATTTCAGTTTTCAACATACCATTTAGGTCGAGTGCTTCAGCAGCTACGATAGAAGTACCATACATCACCGTGAGATATTCTTGTATCACGGTGTGCATAGCAGTTCCAAAAAGAGTATGTATATTGCCGGTAAAAGTTCCTAGCTTGTCTATATAACGAAGTTTCCACTTGAGGTTACATTCACTATAAGAAACAAACTGACTATGTGATACATGTCCCATTATATTATCTCGTCAATCATCCCATATTTTAAACAAGTTTGAGCATCCCACATTAAATCGTGTTTTAGCATTTCATCAAGTTTTTTCATAGGTAATTTAGTGTATTGTTTATAAATGTCTTTTATTGTTTTCATCATTAAGTCTAAGTTTTTCTTTTCATCATCAAAGTTGGAATATGTTCCCCAAAAGTTACTGCTTAATTGGTGGATTAACATATAAGAGTTTCTACTCATAAACCTTCTCTTACCGACCACACTTAAAAATGTTCCAGCACTAGCAGAGAATCCATCTACATAAGTTTCAACAGGAACTTTACATCTTAACATAGTATCCATAGAAGCAATACCACTTACTATACTGCCACCACCTGAATTAATATGTATCTTAATAGGTGGTGGTAATATACCAAGAGTTTGTGACAAAGTCAAGGACTTTCCTTCTAATTCACCAATTTTTTTGTTTAACTCACTACATGAGTTTCTGTTTACGCCAGAGTAGAAGTATATTTTGTTGTCTTGAACTGAAATATGTTTTTCAGCAACATCACCATTATATTTTCTATCTGGTGTTTCTTTCTTAGCTCCCCAATGTCTTTCCATTATTTACCCCATTTACCATTTTTTACAATTGTTGCCATTATGCCATAATTAGATACATCTAAATAAGCATCTTCCATCGGCTCACCTTGTACTGCATTGTCCCTACCACTCATTAGTAAAGTTTTTAGTCTTTGTATCTTATCGTTCATACGAAACCATAAACCAGTAAGTGATAGATGAACTTCTTCTTCGGTCTGTAATTGTGTTCCTACAGAAATATTACCAGGACCATAATCATGTTGTTTTTTAAGAAATAGTTCGTATTGTTCTCTTTGTAACCTACGAAACTCTTTAGTCATTTCCGGCCATTCTTTCTCCATCTGTTCGACTATAGGATGTTCTTCAGTAATTAACTCTCGTTCTTTTATTTGCATGTTATACCTTTATCACATTTGTTAATTGTATTAAAATAATCGATACTGCTAATAATATACTTATTAATGTTTTAAGTGTTGGTATTTCACCGATTAATAACCAAGTCAATGTACCAAATACAACAGTACCAATACCGAACCCAGCTAATCTCATATTCCAAAAAGCACCAAAGTATTCATAAGACCATTTAGTGGAATACCAAAACATTGGGGCGATAACTAAACTTGTAGCATAAACCCACCACATTGATTTTAAAAACCTTACTTCCGGCCATACATAATGCCCTTGTAATTGAAAAAAAGCAAATACCGAAGCAATTAAATTAGCCAAACAAGCTAAAACAAGTTTTGTCATTTAACACCCATCTTTTTTATTTCTTTATCTGTTTTACCATATTGTTTTAATAGTAGCTTTAACTCATCAGTAGTCATTAAGTTATAGTATTCACTTGCTTGTAACTTACTAACTTCAAAATATTCTTTTATGAAAGGAACAACCTTTTCATTTGTTTTGGTTTTCTTTCCACTAAGGTATCTTAGATAAGTTTTTTTCTTTGGTAATAAGGAGCAGTAAAATTTATATACCACTCCTATTGGCATTACCTCAATCGTTAGGTTCTGAAAGTGATTTACTATTGGTAGGAAATCATCATTCATACTTAGGTAACGATTTACCATAAATGGACTAAACTTCTTTCGGTCTTCATCTGAAAAACTATCCCAAGCTCTTTTCTTGACAAATAGTTCATCTATCCAACTAAATAAGTTCATCCAACTCCCCACCCATTGGCAATAACTCACCACAATTTCCACAATTAAATACTTGTATCGGTGCTACTACTTCCTTTCCGGTTGGGGAAAGTATAGCAGATATCTTCTTTATGATATAACCTTGTATAAAGATTTTGTTTTCACACTTTTGACAAGCCATCGTGTCTGCCTGAGTCAAGTCTACTTGAACTTGTTGTTTTGGTTGACCTATTGGTTTCATTGGTTTTGTACTCATGATACTTTCCTTAGAATATTAGAAATAGTTGCTATAAAGTTTATTTCTTTATCGACACATAATACATCTTGATAAGCACCCTTTGATATTTCAACAATAACATCAGGTAGTTTATCAACCGATATGTTTTCTACTTCATCATACAAGAACCGATATAGCTCTGTATAATCTGTAAAGTTACTATCAGCTACAAACTTACGGATAGTTCTTAAATCAACACCATTTTGTATCATCTCTAAGAACTGAAGTTTAAACTCATTATGTAACATACCATCTTTGTCTATCTTTAACTTACCATCTATTGATTGTCTTTGTAAGTCATTGATTACCTTTCGTAAGTCAGGATAACCAGCAGTTACAACCAAAGCCAAATCATCCAAATCAAATGAGATGTTCTCTTTTTCCAAGATATACTTGGCGTGAACAGCAACATCTTTCTTTGATGGTGGAATGATTTTGTAAGTTTGACATCTACTTTGTATCGGGTCAATAATCTTCTCAACGTAATTACAGGTTAAGATAAACCTACAATGAGCAGAGAATGTTTCCATCAGATTACGGAGAGCCGGTTGGGCTGAATTAACATTTAAGTAATCAGCCTCATCTAAGATTACAATTTTATTTGGTTTGAAACCAACCGAAGAAGCAAAGCTCTTTAATTTGTCTCTAACCAATTCAATGTTTCTTTCATCAGAAGCATTGATATAAAGATAGTCACATTCAATTGATTTGATTATAATCTTAGCAAGTGTGGTTTTCCCACCACCAGCTCTACCATATAGTAATAGATGAGGAACATTTTGTTCTTCTATAAACCTTTCAACTTTAGACTTTAGTTGTTCATTACCAACGTAAGTTGTTAAGTCTTGTGGTCTATACCTTTCTACCCATAATCCGTGTGAACTCATATTATACCTGTTGTGATACTAAGTAATATTTAACAGAAAAATCATCTATCTTAAACTCGATGTGAGCAAGACCTTTATCAGCAATCTGAAGAACTGCCTTAGAACATTCTTTGTTAGCACTTAGAACTTCCTTAAACAGATTAGCATTAAAGATGATTGGTTCGGTTAACTTAACAGAATCACTTTTTACTTTGATACTGATACGATTTGAGTTGATATCACTAAACCCAATAACAAACTCTACACCACCATCGGTTGGTTGGATAGAAAAATGTTCTACATCGGATAAAGCACCTTTACCACGAATAAAAGAATTGATAAATTGTGTATCAATATTTACAAGAGTATTAAACTCAGGTATAGCTTTCATTTCTGGTACATCAGGAATCACACCAAGAGCAGCAAGAACATAATCAACAGATATTTTACCATCTGTGAAGTTAAATGCTACAGGTTGTGTATCATCTACTGGTGATTTGGTTAGTTTGAAATCAACTTTATCAGCAAGTGTTCCCATCATCTTTGATAGTAATGGTGTATCGTAAACACCAACCTCAAAGTCAGGTAGTGATTGTTTTGTTAAAGATAACTCACCCAAAAGACTTTTATCTGGTGATATAAAACGAGTAGAAAGCGTTTCGCCGTTAGACTCCCACTTTACTGAGTTTATACTGCCACCAAGATTATACTTTTGGATAAATGTATCTAAAGTGATTTTATTCATTATTATTATTCTCCATGTTATGTGTTAATTTACTAATTATTTTTGTAAAAGTCAAGTTAAAAAAACCTTTCAATTGAATTTTTTTTATCAACTGGCATATCCCAAGACATAGCGTCATAAAACATCTGTATCTTCTTCTTTAGGGCTTTATCAAATAACTTGTCTCTATCTACATACTGATTGATAAAATCTATGATTTGTTTAGGATCATCATAACCCTTGTAAGCAAGACCATCTATTTTAAGTGGATTTTGTTTTAGATAAACCCAACGAACTTTATTACCATTTGATATTGCTTCGTGTTTATTTACCTTAAAGTATCTTAGTAAGTCATTGTAAATAACCGAAGCTTTGGTATGGACAGGAGCACCTTTCATCATCTCGGTAAATATACCTTTACCACTACCACCAAAACCACCTTTGGATTTCTTCTTGGTGTATTTCTTAATACCCTTTACGCCGGTTGGAAGAGCAATCTTATCCAACTCTTCATTTTTTAGATTACCTTTAAACTCAAGGATAAACTCATCTATCCTTTCTTTAGGAACTTTAGCAAGGATAGCTTTTAGAACCTTAGTCATAAAGTCACGAAATGCTGGTGGAAATGAACTACGAACAATATCTAAACCTTTAACATCAAGTTTTTCACAAGGCGTTCCACTATCGTTAATAATCCATTGACCATATCTTTTCTTGGTAACCCAAAAAGCAGCTTTAGCAATCATCTCTTGTTTAATCTCGAAACGATGGTCGCCGTGGATATTTAAGAACTTACTACTAAAGTAGTTGTATGATTTATTTATGTAAGCCTGAACCTCGTCAGCAATATCCAATATCTGTTCGGTCATAAACTTTTCATCTTTAACATCAGCGTTTGGAAATCTGTTCTTAACTAATGGAAGAGCAGAATAGAAAACCGAGTCTGTATCTGTGTAGATACAATAATCTTTATCCGTTTTTAGTATTTTATTATAATAACTATTCGTAACCTTTTCAGTAAACTTAATCAAATCTTGACCAGTGGTTGTTGTTCCTTCAGCGTTATCAATATCATAAAATCTAAATACGGTTAAGCCCAATACTCCGTACAAACTATTAAGTAAAATCTTTTGTACCAGCTGCCTTCT